CTCGTACGCATCACACCGAGACCTAGATGAGCAATGTCACCCCCCTTCGATATCCAGGCGGAAAGGCTAGGCTTTTCAAGTACTTCCACCGACTCGTTAGCCAGAATAGGCTGTACGACTGCAAGTACGTGGAGCCTTTCTGCGGCGGGGCCGGCTTAGCGATAGGGCTCCTTCGCGGATCCGTGGTCGACTCTATTCACCTCAACGACTTTGACCGTGCCGTTTTTGCCTTTTGGCACTCAGCTGTAGAGGACACCGATCGACTGTGCGCGCGGATCGAGGAGGCGCCCTGCAATATGGAGACGTGGCACCACTGCCGTGAGATCTATCAGGCTTCCGATACCGCGGCAATACATGACCTCGGATTCGCGACTTTTTTTCTCAATAGAACGAATCGGTCCGGGATACTGAAGGCAGGCGTTATCGGCGGTTTGAAGCAAGAGGGTACATGGAAGCTCGATGCGCGCCTGAACAAGAGCGACTTGATAGATCGGATCGAGCGAATCGGGCGCCTGCGTTCCAGGATCACTGTGACGTGTTGGGATGCTATTGATTTGGTCGCGGCATACAGCCAAGAGGCGCGAGCGAACGTACTGATGTATCTAGATCCGCCATACGTGGATAAGGGGCCAGGCTTGTACCTCAATGCCTACACCTCGGCTGATCACAGAAAGCTCGCGAAGGCTGTAGAGCAACTAAAGTGCAACTGGGTCGTTTCATACGACGATGACCCATTGATACGCGAGCTATACGACCATCACCAAGCAGCTGACCTAGCTCTCCATTACAGCGCCCAAGAACACAAACGAGTCGGCCGTGAGCGCATCTATTTCAGCCAGAATCTTGTTCAGCCCGACATGGATGGAATCACCTCTAAGTACCGAATGCCATGGGCGGTAGAGCTTGAAGACCAACTTATCTCAGCGACAGTCGAGGCCGCCTAGGTCCGAGATCTCGGCACGGCCCGGCACAAGCATGCAAGCTAGTAGGCGACCACCAGCTACCTGCCGCTCGGCCAGCTGATTTAAGTACGATACTTGGCGTTGTCCGGCCTCCCGCACAGCAGCCAGCTCAAAGCTCGCCCGCTGGTCGCGCAATGGCTCCCCCGGCGATGCCAGCCCCCCTTCCAGCGGCTGGACGGTCACCGGCCCCCCATTGGCGCTCTTCGCGTAGGCAGTGGCCATCATGCGGCCGTTCTTCGGCGACCAACCCCCCAGAACCAGCTCCGTGTGCAGGACGTCGCTCGGGATGCCGGCCCGGGCGGCCGCGACGATGTATTCCGGCCACAGCTTCTCAATGACCAGCCCCATCTCCGCCATCAGCTGCTCCATGGTGAAGTCCGCACGGAAGCTGGCCTGCAGGCTCATCTCGTAGATGCGAAGGAAGAACTGCGCGGAGCCGCGGCAAGCAAGCACCAGGTTGTGCTGGGGAATCAGTAGGAGTTTCGCGCCGGCCGACGGCTTGCCGGTGACCGCGTCCCGGGCCAGGGTGTCCACTGCAACCAGCAGGCGCTCCGGATCCAGCAGGACGTTGAGGATGCTCATGGGACAATCCGATTGGCAGAGCTGAACTATTGCGGAGGCGTCGTCCGCTGTCTATCGCACCCTCTAGGTTCAACGGTGCCGATCGAGCCGCAGAGCTTCCCTCAACCGCCGTTCCTGCTGGGTTTCGGCCGGCTTACGCATGTGCTTGGCCGGTGGTGCCGCCGGATCGCCGACCAGCTGCGCCACGGCCTCCTTGATCGGCACCCCTTCCAGTACACGAGCGGCACACCATCGCTCGGCGTAACGCTTGCCCTGGCCAATGCTGGCCGCCCGGACCTGCTTGTCCTGCCAGAGCTTCCTGCAGGCCAAGGTCACGAGAATGCCCTCGGCGCATGGCTGCACGCTGGCGATCTGGCGGTTTCCCCACCACAGCCCCCAATGCTCACCATGCTGCACCCAGCCTCGTGGCCGGGGCGCAATCATGAACTCGGTGTAGTCGCAGGGTGGGAGCATGGCGCGCAGGATACGGGCCGGGATCTCAGATTCCGCGACTGGACGTAATCAGGCCGCGAAGGTGTCGGCGCGGCGCGGCTCAGGCGCCCCCGGGTTGAGCAGCCAATGGCCCCGGGTCCGACAGGGATAGGTTGCGCGTTTGCGCCGCCGGATGCCACCGGAGAACCCAGTCCCTGCCCGTAGGTGCCTTCTGGCGCGGCCTGTCGGGGTGCACGCCGCGCGAAGGTCAGGGACAGCCGCAGGGAGTATGGTTCGGCCATGTGCGGCCGATTCGTCCAGATCCCGATCCGAGATGCCGCCAGCCTGGGCTTCCCCCAGCTGGTCGGCGACCTGCTGTCCATGCCAGCCAGCTACAACCTGGCGCCGACGCAACTCGCGGCCGTGGTGCTGGACCGCGGCGACGGCTTGCAGCTGCAGCGTCTGGCTTGGGGCCTGCTGCCGTTCTGGGCAAAGGCAAAGAAGCTGCAGGGCTCGACCATCAATGCCCGCATCGAGACGGTGGACACCAAGCCGGCGTTCCGCTCGGCCTTCAAGAAGCACCGGTGTCTGATCCCCATGGCCGGCTACTACGAGTGGTCGGTCAACGCCGAGGACGGGAAGAAGGATCCGTGGTTCATCCACGCGGCCGGGCCGCTCTGGGCGGCCGGCCTCTGGGAAGACACCAGCCCCCTGCTCGCCCCGGATAACCTGGGCACCTTCACCGTGATCACGGGCGACAGCAGCGGCGTGTCGGCCGACATCCACGACCGCATGCCGGTGTGGCTAGCGCCTGGCCAAGCCGAAGAATGGATCGCTGCCACCCCTGATACCGCCATGGCGATGCTGCTGGCCAGCGAGTCACCAGCGATGGAGGCTTACAGAGTGACCCGAGCCGTCAACACGCCCAGAAACAACCGCCCCGAACTCCTAGACCCGGCCGCCTAAGGACGCTCAACTGGACTTCGCCTTGATGTTCGGGCAGATTTGCTTCGTCTCCCATCAGGGGGAGGCAAAGGAGCCGATTTTGAAGGGTTTCTTCACCCCCCTACCCGATCCGTGTGTCGTGGCCCGATTTGCGGGCGTTGACCTAAGGGAGCGAAAGAGGATCAAACGATTAACGCGGGCTGGTTTGCCACCACCCGCCCCCGTGAGGGCCACTCGCGGGTCGGCCGGGCAAGCGCTCCGCCCTTTGGGTGAAGTAAGCGGAAAGGCTTATAACTCGGCCCGGAGGTCAACCCTTCGGTATCGATAGGATCCGACGGTGTCGGACACCCCTGAGATGCCGCTGTAGTCGGGGAAAGCCGGGCGATTCTCGACTTGAGGTCAAATGCTGACCTCGACCAGCGGCAAGTTGGGGGCGGCCTCAACTACTCGACCGGATCTTAACCAGACGTTGTATGGGATCGCACCACCCAGCACCCCGATGGCCCGCATCTGCGCGCCATCGTAGGTGGTCAAGCTGCTGGTTCCATCAGCGTTGTGCGCCGTCACGGTCGCCAGCAGCCTCGGGCTGGCGCTGACCAGGCCGGCAAATTCGTCCCACAGTTCAGTCCGCATCGCTGTAGTGCCTCTCCAGAGTGATGGTCTGCTCAATCACGGCTGCGTTGTCACCGATCCGCGCCTCGGTCCGCACGGCAGTGCAGAGGCCATGCCAAGTGCCCTCCTCGCCCACGACCTCGATCAGGTCCAAGGGCAGTATCCGGCCAACCTCACCGGCGCGCAGCGGCCTGGCGAACAGGGGCAGCACCAGATCGATTGCCGCCTGCTCGCCGCGGTCCGCCAAAATGTTGCGCCCACGCTCGGCGGCGACCGCGCTGGTGTTGATCAAAGGGCTGCTTACCTGCTGGGCGAACAGCTGGCCGGCCTCGCCGGCGCGGCGCACCTTGCAGGTGACGCCCTTGCCTGCCAGCTCACCGGTGACCACCACCGCGTCGTACAGCGGCGCGCTGCGCATCTGCAGGCTCTCGTTGGACACGATGTCCTCTTGAACGACGTGGTCAGGGGTGCGATCGCGCCAGTCCCAAGGACTGCTTGGATACCGCGCACGTACGCGCAGGCTGGCCTCGGCAGGGTGCGACTGGGCCACCGCCCCGCTCGCCTCGGCGAGCCGGCTGATAGCGTCCAGCGCGGGCGTGTTGTCGTAGAACCACGCGCCAGGCGGTACCAGCCAATCCACTGTGTCGTAGGTGGACGAGAAGCCGGTATCCGCCAGCTCTTCAGCGACCAGCTGGGCGGCGCTGCGGTCCTCGGTGGTGGCTTTCACCCTGCCCGGGGCGTACGGCGCAGCCAGCAGCGCGGTGCGCGACCGGCCACTGAGGGTGACCCCCGTGCTGCTCCACTCACGGCGACGGCCATAGTTCTCGATCAACGCCGTCCAGACGTAACCGTTGAGCGTGATCTCCACGAGCCGGGGGCCTGCAGCCGTAGGCTTCAGCAGTCCCAGTTCAGTGGAGTCGGCCAGCTCCAGGTCGAAGCTGCTGCCCCACGCGTCCACGCTGGACGCAATCGAAATGCTCGACACCTGGATCGGGGCGCGGTCGGGCAGCCTCACCACGGAAATGCTGTTGATCACAATGTAGGTCCTTCGTTGCGGGCGCACCACATAGCAAGCGGCGACACCCAAGTTCAGGGGAGCAAAGCCGGGCGCCTCCAGGACAGCGCAGCCGAGGTTGAGCTCGATGAAGTTGCCAGGCGGCGCGGGCTGGGGCTCTGGCTCCGGATCTGGCTTCGACGGCGGCGGCCTCACTATCCAAGGCACGGGCTTTGCTGCACCCCAGGGCAGCACGGCCTGCCGGCGAGATGCGCCAGGGTGCCCCCACCGAAGATCGGTTTTCGAGCGTCGCTGCGGCTGTGTTCCCCGCCAGTCGACCGATATCCCGCCACTCGCCTGCGGGCCGCTGGCCCATTTGAGCCCCGCGGCAGCACTCGCGTGGGCCAAGGTGGACCGCCACATTGCATCCAACTTGGCCCGCGCAAGCGGCAGGCTTCCCCAACGCAAGGCCGAGGACGCGGCCACGGCCGTTCGAGCTGGCTTCCATGCGAACGTCACGCGGGACTGGAGCAAGGGCGAGAGCCCCCAATGGAAAGCCCGGCTTTGCGACACTGCGGCAGCCAGCCCCCAACCCGAAGACGTGGTTTCCCGGAGCGCGACAGACGAGTCCCATTGAATGCGCGCGATCCACCGAGCCCTGGACACCCCACCCCACGACAAGCCGGCGGCGTATCGAATGCCGCGAATGACCGGCTCGACGGGGGTGTCATCCCACTCCACGCCAAGGTTGAGCCCCACGAAGCCGCCAGCGGCAGTGCCGAGAGGACCGAGGTTGAGGCCGACGAAATTGCCTGCAGGCGCTGCCATCACACCGCCATCGGTGCCGGGCGCACCCAGTCCTGGACGGCGGCGTTCACCTGCCCCCGCTCATCAAGGCCAAGGACCAGGTAGTCGGTGTCCATCAGGAATTCCACTCGCCAGGTGCCGTCGGACTTCGCTCGAACGTCGGCAACCACCATCATCGAGCGTCGCTCGAGCACGCGAATGCGGACGGCGCTCGGCTGATTGAGGATTTTTGCCCGACCGTCCGGGCTAGCGGGATCACCCGGAACGGTCGGCGCATCGCCGCCCAAGTAGAAGTGACCACGAAACAGCTCATGCGGTGATCTCAGCGGACCAAAGAGGATGGATTTCATCGGCATCACCACCTGTTGGTCATGTCGAAGAGCAGTTGACCCGATTGGGCGGTATAGCTGTCCAACGAACCCGCATTCATGGCGTTGATGACCTTCGCGTAGAGCGTGACGCCAGGGAGCACGGACACATCCTTGACCAAGAGCCCGTCAGCGAAAGGGCGACTATGCAGCGGGATGTACACACCTGGCATCTTCCCTCGAACGATGCCCGCAGACTCAAAGATGAGCGGGCGCTCAAGCAGTAGCGCACCAGAGACCGGGTCCGGATACGCGACGCCTCCACCACCCCAAGCTCGATTGGTTAGACCGTTGCTCGGGAGGGCTCCGTCTGCCGACGCTGGGCCTGGCAACTGCGTGTAAGACCTAAGCAGATAGCATGCACCCGACACTGTCCCTAAGCCCCAAGAAGCCGCCGGATACATGAAGCCGTTTGCGGTGGTGTTCGCGAAGGATGCGTGAGTATTGGAGCCAACCATGAACGCGAATTTCTCACCCTCGACATGGCTCTCGATGTCACCCGCAAAATGCGGCAGCGTGGCCACGCCGATATACGTTCCTGCCGCCGGGAAAACCGTAACAAACAGGTAGATCGCCTGATCGGTCGCAATCGCTTCCCACACTCGTGTGGTTGCGTTCGCGACACTCGACTTGTACCAGAGTTGGCCGTCCGCACGCTGTGCCGCCGTTGGGCTCGGTCCAGTACCCGCGTCGACGCCAGTCATCGATTCATACGCGCGCACCCAGCAGACCCTGGGATCGGAGGCCGCATCGTCCACCCGAAGGTAGCCACCGGAGCCCATCAGCCGGTTGTTACGGTACACCCGCTTGTTCGTCCCACTGAACTCGCGGGTCCAGCCGGCAGCGGCCTTGAATCCTGCACCTACGCCATAGCCATCAACCAGAACGGCATCGAGCAGGGCGACCATACTCCCGGCCTGACCGGTTAGCTGAGGGGCGCCAGGATCCGAGCTCTTGTACACGGTTGCGAGGGAAGTCATTGAGCACCCCCGGCGATGTTGCCAATCACCTCGAACCGGGTGGAATCGGTTGCTCCATGCGGCGTGCCAGGGAGCGTCGTGCGCACCATCCACACCGGGGCCAAGCCTCCCACGGTGTCAAAGCGCAACGCGTTGTTTACCGACCACCCCGACCCCCAGCCCTGACGGCGAAGGGTGAAGTACGGCTGATTGGTACGCGGGTTGATCGGCGCCAGGTCCGTGGTCGTGTTGCCCGCCGCGATGATGCCAACGGTCTCGCCAATCACCTCGAACGCCGTAGCCGCGGTAAAGCGGATTGCCCAACGCTCGGTAATGGCGTCCGCGTTGGTTAGCACAATCGGGTAGTCGGTATCGTTGTAGGAGGCCGGGGCCTGGCTGCCGATAGCCTCGTTACTCCAGACGTTGGTCCACGCGGCTTGGTCGAAGAGGTTCAGCACCCGGGCCTGAAGATCGAGGGAGCCATTCGCTTCGCCCAGGCGCAGCGCCGTACTGATCATGGCCTCCCCGGCCGGGAACTCATGGGTCAGGCCGGTGTTGATCTCGATCTCACCGGTGATCTGCGGCTGCACGACCAGGCGGCGATCCTCGACCCGCTCGCGGATCACGATCGGGAGCGTGTATGCAGACAGATTTAGGGGATCGCTGAAGGTCAACCGGCCCAAGTCGAGATCGGCTGTGTACCACGCACTCTCCACCGGCACCCCCTTCGCGTCACGAACCTGCACCGCCGCCTGCCGCCCACGGCCAAAGTTCACGACTTGGCCCGCTGCGGGCGACGCAATCGAATGCTGAGCCGTGTGATGGATCAGCACCGTTTGCCCGGGTTTGAACGCCGGCACCCGCCCATCGCTTGGCAGGCGCACCGACTCCAGGCCGATCACCACCGCCGACAGGGGAATAGAGCGGAAGACCACAGCCCCGATGTAGACCGAGCCCGCGATGACCAGCGTCGGCTTCCACACCTGGTCGCCCACAACCGCGCCCGGGTCGAACCAGGAGTCGCCCTCGTTGCCGGCGGCCAGCACCATCGAGCCGAACTCGACCTTGGCGCTACCCGTCTCCCAGTCAACGAGCCCGCGCACCGAGCTCCCGGTGATCACGCCATTGATGTCTGCCACGGCAGTGAGCTGGACCCCGTCCAAGGTCGTCGCCCGCAGCGTGAAGTTGCCGGGGCGTAGCGGGGATCCGGGCGTGCGGAAGAAGACCGACGCGGTGCCAGGATCGGTGATGCGCGTCAGCAGCGATTGGATCTGGACCGTGTTGGTTCCACCGGCAATCCACTGGGTCAAGTGGGCCACGCCTGCCGCGTAGTCGATCGCGCCGGCGTACGTTCCCGCGCCGGAGACCGGGTCGATGGAATGATAAAGTCCACCGTTTCGGTCCACGTAGGTGCGGCCCTTGAAGGTGAATCGCACGCTGCCTGGCACGATGCTATCGCTGATTGTGGGGGTCAGCAGCAGCTGCACCGCAGGCAGTGCCAGGGATTCATTGGCGGTGGTCTGCGCGTCGCCCACCAGCATCCATCCCATCGAGATCAGGGTTCCGGCGGAGAACTTGGCCTCCACGTCCGCTCGGTAGTACCCCCTCACCTTCAGGCGCCCATAGCCACCGATCTCGTACAGCGGAATCGAGACCTCATGGACCGTGAATCGCCCGGCCTGCAGGTTGATGGCACCGGTCGTGTAGTTGATGGATCCCAGGACGGTGGTGACCGCCTGGCCGCCCACCGATACAGCCACGATGTTGCCAAGGCCGTCGTCCTTCGCCACAACTCGCTTGATCTGGGGCGTGCTTGGGAGGCCATCGGGGCCGGCCAGGATCGATATCGTCCAATCCAGCAGGAGGCTGCCGGCCCTGACCGGACCCTGCGTCACGGAAAAGGCAACGGCACCCGAGCCGTCAGGAACAGGCTGCGCGGTCGCAGCGAGCGCCTGCCCGTACTCGTAGGCACAAGCCAGCTGGCTGTCCGCATCGGGTAGCGCCGCTGGTCGAATGGTCACCTCGCCGGTGTTGTACGCGATCGTTCCGCGCAGCACGCCAGCGATCAGCAGCCCGCCGGCACCGTTGTCGGTGACGGCCACATCGGCGCCTCCCACCCGCAGCGTGAATCTGGCAGTGCCAGGCACGACACCGGCGTTGCCCAGAATGAAGTGGAGCGCCGGCGGCGCGATCGCGACATCACCTGTCCGCGCCTCAGCGAGCACGGGTGTGCCCCACCCGCTGATCACGCTGCTCTGCAGATCCGGCAGGGCGCCGGCCGTCATGACGACCGCGCCGGTGGCGTAATTGACCGTGCCGCTACCTTGGCCCGGCTTGCCCACCAGCTGGCCGCGACCGTTGTCGGTCAGGCGCACCCACTTCCCCAGCGCCCGGTAGTCAATGACGACGGTCCCAGGAGCAGGCAGGGGCTGGATCTGGAACAGCCAGTTGTACCCCTGGTTGTTCTGCGTCACCGAGATTTCGTCGGTAAAGCCCTGTTCGATGATGGCGCCGGCGGGCGTAGCGGTGATGGTCACGCTGGTGGCGCCAACACCGTTCGCATTTGCCACGCTGACCGAGCCGGCCAGGTAGTCCACAGTGCCCGACCACGGCGAGGTGATGGCCGACACCAGCTGGCCGCTGCCGTCATCGTTCAACTCCACATTGCCGGCGAGCACCTTGACCGATGCCAGTGCAAGGGGGCCGCCGAGGAATCGCACCACCGGTACACCAGCGCCAAAAGCGCTGGAGAACGAAAGGGCCAGCGAGCCGGCCGGGCCCGATGGCACGTAGCTGATGGTACCCAGCCCGGCCAGCACGTCGCTGACGGCCGTCTCCGCCGTCGATGTCGGCACGATGGTCACGTACGGGGTGTCCACCTGGACCGACAGGTCGCCGGGTCCGGCGGCGGCAGTGAGGCGCTTGACGCTGTGATAGCTGGTCGCGTCCACGATGTTGGTGCCGTAGATTCGCGTCGGCGGCTTGGTGTTGGTATACCGCACGACCTCTTGGCCGTAGAAGTTGAACAGCAATGCGTTGACCGTTTCGACCACGATTACATCCCGCTCAAACGCGCCCGATTCGTCATAGAAAGTTCCGGAGGTCCGCGACAGGATCCCCTTCACCCTCACGTACTGCTCGGAAGGCGCATACCCAGCGCCGGTCGTGGCGAGGCACAGGTTGTCGTTGATATCGGGACTGGCCGCATCCTTCATGCAGTAGAACTGCACCGTCATCTGGCCGATGAAGTGGTTTCCAAGAAGGATGTAGCGGGATTCCGCTCCACGGATGATGTACCCCTCCACACGGTTGCGCGCATCGGCGCGCACGTCGCTGTAGCTGCCCGTTGCAAACATGCTTACGGTGACGCGAGGATCTGCCGGCGGATCGACCAACACGCCAATCGCGTCCTTGAGGACGTCGGTGTTGGCCGTATCGATGTGGACGAACATCTTTCGAAGCGTGGCGCGGCCGGTGGTGCGTTCTTCATCGCCGATGTCCGGGAACAGATTGTTCATCTGCCCGTCCACGATCTCGGCCTGCACCATGCGGCCGCCGCCGTCCGGGTTGTCGGTCAGGCGCTGGGATTGGCGCATCTTGATGTCGGTTGCAGAAATGGGCATCGGTTACACCGTCATGAGTCGAAGGGTGATTGAGTAGTAGTCGCCATCCAAAGCAGGGACGGCGAAACGGATAGGGGCGGCCTCAATGCCCGGGCCGTCGGTGCGGCGCCAAGCCACCATGAATTCCCGTTCGCCACCGTTGTGCGCCGGGAGGATCAGGCGGAGCGGACTGGATCGAGGCTGGTCCTCGCTTGCCTGCAAAGCGCGAAGCACGTCCAGCCGCACTGGCGCCACATAGGCAGTGCCGTCCTGCTGGGTCTGGAGGGTGATGGGACGGCCAGCCTGCAGGGCGGATTCCTGCACGATGCGAGCGCCGTTCAGCCCGGTCCTGACTGACTGCCCCACCCGCCAAGCGGTGAATTCATCGACCCACTGAAGGTCGGCCGGCAACTCAATACCGGCAAAAGACGCGCTGGTCATCGGCCACCTCCGGAGCGGATCGACACACTCTTGCTACGTGCCACCCGCTGAAGCACCAGGGGAGCGACCAGGTCTGCCATCCGCTCGGCCTGCTCACGCTCGGCAGCAGAGGCACTGGCCACCACGCTGCGGCTGGGCGCGCGCCAGTCGACGATGATGGTGTCGGGCTCTTTCGCACCGCCAGATACCCGCTTGGCATTGGCTTCGTCCTGGGCTTTTTCCTCGGCCTCAGCCGCTCGCAGGCGATCGTCAATGAGCTTCTTGGCAGCCCGATCGCGCTCCATGCGTTTGGCTTCAATCTGGTTCTCGACCTGCAACACACCTTCCAACTCCCCAGGGCCGACCAGGTCGAAGCGGCTCGCGAGCTCCCGGCGCTTCTCCGACAGGTCATCCATTCCTTTGAGGATGGCCTCCTGCTCTTCCTTGTAGGCCTTGAGGTCTTTTCGCTGCTCGTAAAGCCCGTTCCAGATGTTGGCGAACTGCTGTAAGCCATTCGCACCGTCCATCTGGCTCAGGAGCTCCCACGTCTTTGCCGAGACCTCCCCCATGTCCAGGGAGAAGCCCTGTGCAGCAGTGGAAGCCTTACTCAGCGTGCCGCCGGCCCGCTCCGCACTATCGGCTACCTGATCGACTGCCGCTGCAGCAGCCTGCGCGCTGGCACCCACTTCATCGAGAGCCGCGCGCCCCTTGCTCGCCCCATGCTCAATCTGCTGCATGGAGGCGTTGCCGCTCTTCCCCAGCTCCTTCATCGATTCGTTTGTTCGATAAACGGCGCCCTGCACGTCAAGCTGGGCTTGAACGTGCGCCTGCTTCCATTGGTCACTATCTGCCACAGCTGCCTTTGCAGCGTCGGCATAGGCTCGAAATGCCCGTCTGACATCCTCCACGCTGGCTTTGCCTTGCGCTGCCCCCTGACGAATGGCATCGAAAGCGTCTTTCGCCGAGTCGCGGGCGGCATTCAGCGCAGCCTGAGACTGGATGCCAAGCCGACCGAACTCATCGTTCAGCGGATTCATGGCATTGGTTATCTCGCGGATCCGCGCATTCAGTGCCGATGCGGAGCGAGCGGCTTGGTCGAACCCCAACTTGCCCTGCTGCCCAGCCGCCTCCAGCACGCCGCCCAGCGCTTTGGCCTCATCCAAGGTAGCCACGTTGCCCAGAGCGGCCTTGAACGCTGACTCGATCTGCGCGCTCGTCGCCAGGGCGTTCTCGGTAATGGCTCCGAACGCAGCAACGGTATCCCTGCCGGCAGCAGTGAACCTCAAGCCCATCTGCTCGGCGGATACACCCAGCTTTTGCAGCGCTGCCTGCAGCGTCTGCTCCAGGATCGTGCTGGTATTCAGAGCCGCGTTGGGTAGGGCATCAAATGCAGCGGTTGCTGCAGCCTGGAACCGGGCAAGTTCCTCGCCACTTAGCTGCTGAAGCGTCGCCAGTAGTCCGTCACGCACGTTGTTGTTGGCCGCCCCGCCCTGCTCCGCAATGGAGGCAAGCGCTACCCCCACATCGCCAAGGCTGGTGGTGTCGGCAAAGTTCAAGCCGTCAAACAAGTCACGGATTGATTTGCGGGCTAGCTTCGAATCGCGGTCGATACCTTGCAACTTCTCGACTACCAATTGCGCAGCAGAGCCGATCCCGTTCCTCAACGCGTCACCGGCCACCTTGGTGCCTTCGGAGATGGCCATGTACCCTTGCCCAACCCCGACCAGAGAGGACCGGACAGCCTTGAGCTGCTCGAGCTGTTCGTCAGTTGCAATCCCCAGTTCCTTCTGACGCTCCAAGAACCCGAACTGAGCCGACAGGTATTGCTTCAGGCCGTCCAAACCAGCAAGGTAAGCTGCTCGCTGGGCGTCGGTCATGGCGGCCACTTCAGCCGAAGTCTTTACGGATACATCGCGGTACTGTGTCAGGGAGTTGGCAACCTCCTTTCGCGCCACGGCCTCCTTGTACATTTCCTCCCGCAAACGCCGGCTAAACTCCCCTGCTTCTTTGCTCGCCGCGCTGTTCTTTCCCAGCTCCTCGCCAAGAGCCTCGCCCATGGACTGCAACCCCTTGGCGGCAAGCTCCAGACCCAAGAGGGCAATGGTGATGGGCACCACGCGCGGAATCGACTTCAGCACGTTCCCCAGCGTCAAGGCACTGCGGCCGGCCGCATCGGTCGCGGCAGCGTTGGCGAGCTGCGCCCTGGTTGACGCGACGAGAGCAATCCGCCAGGTATTGAGCTGGACGATTGCCTTGATGATGGTGAAGGTCGCATAAGCCTTCGCCATCGTGATGATGGCCCCGGAGTGCTCCATCACGAATTGCGTGGCGCCCTTGGCCGCATTAGCCAAGGTCACGATGCCGTCGGCAGTCTGCTTGGCCCAACGCGTGAGGGTGCCGTCCTTGGCCAGCCGGTCAACGGTGGCGAGCAATTCGTTCAGCTGTGCCTTGAAGTAATTCAGCACACCCTGATCGGCGACCTCCTGCTTCCAGCCCTTGAATCGCTCGGTGGCGTCCTTCCACAGACCGGCAATGGTCCCGACCTTGGCCGCGGCTGCGGCACCGCCGTAGGATTCATTGAGCACATCCAGGATGATCGCCTGCGCCTCTGCAACCCGGCCGGTGGCCTCCAGCTGCTTGATGAGCTGCTTCTGGCTGTCCTCCAGGGTGAAGCCCTGCTTGCTCAGCGACTCCATCGCCTTAGACGGCGTCTGCAACGCCTTGCCCACTACCTCGGCAGACTGCTCCAAGCTCACGCCAAGCCGCTGCGCCTGGTCAATGGTGATCTGCATCGCGGCGGGGAACTGCTGGCCCACGATGTTCGTATAGGAGAGCAGCCGCACCTGGGCGGCGGAGATCTGCCCATCATCGAACAAGCCGCCCTGCAGCTCCTTGCGCATCCCTGCGAGCTGGTCGGCCGTAAACTCGCCCTGTCGGCCGGTCGCGGCCAAAGCTGCTTCCAGCTGGCCCAGCTCCTGCTCGGCGTCGTTACCTTCGATGACGATGCTCTTGATGCCGTCAACGAGCTTGCCAATACCGATGAAGCCCAGCGCAGTCGCCGCGATGCCCCTCAGCTTGCCCATGATCGAGCTTGTGACTGCGGCCGCGTCGCCAAGCTCTGTCGTTTCCTTAGCCGCCTGGCCGGCTCGCTCGCGATACGCCTTCAGCGAATCGGCCGCGGCAGTGCTCGCTTTGGCCTGCGCCCGGAACCCGGCATCGCTTTCTTCGATCTGCTGGTTCCGGCGCCGGGCTTCCGCCCCAGCTTCAGCCGCTTCCTTGGCTTGATCGGCGAAGGCTTTAGCTGTGCGCGCCGCTTCGTCGCGCAGACGGCGTTGACCTTCCTCCAGCTGGGCCGTGTTGACGCCCAGCCCACCCAAGGCGGCATCGGCCTTGACCACGGCCTCCCATTGCTTGCTCAGGGATGCTTTCAGCTTGTCGCCTTCAGCGCGCAAGCTCTTCTGCGCGTTGATTAGGTCCTTGGACGGCGCCTCTGATTCCGCGATCTTCAGGCTCAGCTGATAGGCGGCGCGCTGGTTCGCGTCGAAGCTTTCTTCCAGCTGCGATAGCGTGCCGAGCATGCCCTCGAACGCATCTGCCTTCTCGGCCGTCGCATTGAGGTCGGCCAGCTTATCGACGAGCTTGGCCGTATCGGCCATCGCTGATTCGGACGCGACGCCCATTTCGGACAACGCCTGTCGCAGTTCGTCCACGCCTTCGGTACCGCTGGTCTCCAGGACCAGCCGCAACGCTTCTTCGAATGCCGTGTTGCTCGCCATCAACGCTTCCTCTGTCTTGCCAGTTGCAGCTGCCGGATCAGCTCGCTGCTGCGGTACTCATTCATTTCCCGGGCCAGCCGGGCGGCCGTTACCTCGCCCTCGCCCATCACCATTTGGTAGGCGCTTGGCCCGGTCAGCGTGCGCAGCTTCCTGCGGCCGTCGCGGCCGGAGGGGGCAGTGGCGTCCCGGGAGAACTGGCGAACCACCATGCGCAACTGTCCACCGACCTTGGCGATGAAGGCCGAGGCGTAGACCTTTCGCCTACCAATCTGGATACCAGCGGTGGCACCCACCGTCTTTCGCCCTCCCCAGCGGCCACCGAAGCCGATCAACGGCAGCTTCTTCGTGGAGGCGTTCAGGGCCAGATACTCCCCTCCCGCATCCGCACCGGAGCGCACTGTGAAACGGCCGCCCAGGTCGCTGGCCTTGACGTTGTAGACATCGCGAATCGCCTTCTTCGCGGCAGGCTCGAACCGCCGGCGGACCGACGCGATCGAACGGGAATCTGCCTTGGCGATAGCAGCAGCACTTACGCCATCCACCTGGGCTGCCAGGCGCGCGAGCGCCGCTGCGTTCAGTCGAGCAAACGTGTTGACGGACTTGGCCATAATCAGGCTCCCACCACGCACGAAAGTGACGGCGCCCGTGCGGGCGCCGTCCTACGCAGACCGCAATCGGCCTGCAGCCCGATCAACCTGCAGCCTGCCGGTACTCGTTGAACGTGTACAGCTCAGCCTCCTCAGACCGGAAGATCGCAGGCCCAGTGAGCGTGAGCTGGATTGGCTCGTCGCTGAACCAATCCACGTCGCCATCAACGGTCAAATCCACCTGGGGAATGCGCAGCAGACCTTCATCCCCACTGATACGGTCCTGCACGTCGCCCAAGACCATGAAGGACTTAATGGGAACCGCGCCACCGCTGATCGCGGTTTCCAGATAGCCGTCATAGCTGTAGTCAAGCAGCAGCTCATCACCGTGCTCGATGGAGCCTCCGATCTTGGGAATCAGAAGACCCTGGCGATTGTCGATGGTGTAATCGACGCCGACGACCAAGGTCGTGCCGCCCCTCTTCACCACAGGCGCAGGCACGGCGAGTACGAACCGGTGCCCGAGCACCACAGGAGCATCCTTGCTGTAAACGGTCACCGAACGGCTGGTAACCTCGCCCTCGGCGACAGCCGATGTCACCGCACTTCCGTAAAGCATGCGGGCAAGGAATGCGACAGGAACTTCGAGAGCGCCCACTGTCACGTTGGTGGTGCCCGGATTAGCATCACGGTGGATAATCTGCATATAGCGGTCATCGCGCCGCTTGCTCTTGACCTCGGTTGTGTCGCCAGCCTCATAGCTGAACGTCAAAGAGCTCTGCTCGAGCGGCTTGTTGCCGAACTTGTCGTCCGGGTCGGGAATCAGCGGAGCGCGGTCCGCACCGACGCCGATCTCGTAGAAACGAAGGTCGCCGGCATACTTGCGGACCTTGGGCTGTTGGGCCATGGGGGTTCTCCTAGGGATTGGACACGGGCTGGAAAATCTCGGTCAGACCGGCCCGCGCGGTGATCTGAGCGACAACACTGGAATGGCCCGCGTCATCGATGACCGGGACCAGCTGCGAATCGATAAGCTCAAACTTGGTCAGACCCAGCGGCAGGCTGCGGGGATCGAACGTCAGCACGCGCACGAGGTCGTGCCGGGCACGATGGACAAGCCGATTGGGCCGCTGCTCGTCTTCATGACGTGGAACGCTGAATTCAATCGTTACCCCCACATCGGAGCTGGACTGCGCACGGCTTCCCGCGCTGAAGGTGATGCGGTCACAAACGATGGCGGTGGCGGCGCCGGCAAATTCCCCGGGCGCGTCCTCGTCATCCAGCAGAATCAAGCCGGCCCCGATATCGGTGTAGAAGCCCGCAGCGCGGCTAATCAGGCGCACGCGTGCCGCCAAAAACTCAAGCAGTTCCCAGCTGGCGGGTTCGGCCAGATCAGGCACGACGCACCAGCCACCGGCTCACCGAGCCGTCATCAGAGAGAGGTTCGGAGTTGATGTAGGTATCGCCATCGACAAGGACCCGGCCCTTCTGCACCGGCAGGAAGCCAGCTCTACAGACGTAGGCGATTTCGACTCGGCCAGCCACGAACCGCTTGAGACCGCCAATCATTTCGCAGTCGCGGTCCACGTAGACCTGGCACGGCACGGCGGCGCCACCCTCCGGCAGCGTGTACGCCCCCGAGTCAGCCATGCCCGCCGCGGCGAAGCTGGCATGCAGGCTGGCGTCAAGCCCGGCAAGGAATTCCCGTTGGCTCATTACCGGCGGTCCTCCCGGCGGCTGGTGACGCACAACGCTAGGACCACGCACAGGACGACCACCGCAAAGGCCAGCAGCGTGCTCACGGCTTCACCTCGGTTCCTTGGATGGCGCGGACCTGTTCGGCCCGTCCGTTGAGACGCTCGATGACGGCGCGGCGGTGCGCGGCAACGTCGAAGCACTGTGCGATGGGACCCTCGGGGACTGCCTCGGTGCGGGTGAGCGCCGCCGGAATGGCGACGTACACTCGGCGCTCAACCACGACCGGCTGAGGGGCCACTGCGCACTGCGCAGGGCCCGCCTCCGGCTTGGTGCGACCGCAGGACGCGAGCAACGCGGCCATCGCCGCGATCATCAGTAGCCGGAGAATGCTGGGCATGATGCCTCTACCTCGGTAAGGGCCAGCGCGCAGCGCGTTTCACGCGCCTGACCGGCATAGCGATTCATGAATTGCCTCAAGGTCTGGTTCGCGTCAGCCTCGCGGGCCTCGGCCGCAGCGAGGGCCGAATCACTTTGTTGCTTGAGGGTCACCACCTGGCCCTGCGCCGCGCGCAGCTCCGCTTGGAGCACCTCAACCGTGCGGCTGTATCCGGCGTTGGCAGTGGTCAGCTCAGTCACGCGCGTGGTGGCGCCACCCTTTTCAGCGGTGCATGCGACGGCAGCGCCTTCATACGTGGCGGCATCTGCGGCCGCAGCTGCCCGCGTGACAAATAGGCTGACCGACAGCGCGATCACGACCACAGCCAAGGCACCGATCGTCCACAGCAGCGGCTTCACCGTGAGCGCTGAGGGCAGCTTCATCGGGCACGCTCCGTCAAGCCTGCTTCGTCCTCACGCCGGCCGCAGAGGCCAGCCTCCAGATTGGTCCCGCGCCACAGGCGGCACATCTGACGAATCTGACCGGCGACGCAGTGAACGTCGGATCCAGGCAGGCAGGTATCACGGATGGCGCGCATCTCCGTGCGAGCTGGGCCGGTCATCGACGCGCCACGGTTGTAGACCAGGGAGACAAGCGCACCTTGGGCGTCGGCGGGAAGAGCATCGAAGGGCTCTACGCCGAAGGCGCGGCGTGCGCTGGCGCGGTAGCGCGGCAGCGATGCCAGCGCGAAAACGTCGCTGGCCATCCCGAACGGCACAGTCACGTCGCGCAGGTCCCGCACAAGCGGCTGCGCCGCTTCGCCCGTGATTCCTGCCGTTGCCTGAAGCCGAGAGGCCGCATCGTGGGCTGACCAGTCCAGGCCGATCTGCTGCCGGGTCTGGTGACCGCCGTCATACCCGATGCCCCATGTGACGCCAGAAGCACCACCCGGCCAGATCGGCGCCTGGTAGCGGCGAGCGTATCGGGATGCGCTGCCAACCTCCCAGCGCACAATCAGCGCCACGGCGGCAGGCGAGATGGCGGACGCTGCTGGCGCGGCGTTGACCGATGGCGGCGCCACGTCCTGCACGATCTCCTGCAGGGCGACAATAGCCGGTACCACTGCCGAGGCGGTGGCTTCCTGGACCGAGCCAACCACCGGGCTCGTAGCTTGGGCCACCTCGGCCCGCGCCTCGACCATTGCCGAGGGCGGCGCTGCCGCCGCAGGCAACTGCCCGCAACCGGCCATCGCCAAGGCCAGCAGGACACACGACAGACGGGCGGTCATCGGGCGATCCAGAAGAATGCAACGAACAGACCGACCAGGCAGAACCACTCCGCTCGGTCGAGCAGCAGCATCCGCCAGGCCGATGCGTCACCCCCTCGGGCCGCGTCGTGGAGCCTCTGTTCCTCGGCGACGTTCAGGTCATACAGATAGGTCCGCTTGAACAGCCAGGCCCCCGCACATGCGGTTGCCAGGTACGCGGCAGTGATCGGCAGCTGCAGGAGCTGCGCCAGCACGTCGGCGCCGATGGTGCGATCAAGCGCGCCCAGCAGGATCCATCCGAGCAATGCCAGGAAGACCAGCACCGGCAGCCAGACGACGAATTCCTGCCAGCGATTGAAGAAGGTGAGGATGCGATTCATGGTGTCTTCTGCGCCTGTTCGACAGTGTTGAGACGACGCTCCAGCTCGGCGATCCGCCAGATCACGCCGTTATCCAGCTTTGCGTTGACCACCTGCACGTCGCTGGTTACCTGCTGGAGCCCTTTGCCCTGCTCTGCCTGGATGCTGCGGATGTCGTTGAGCATCCAGCTCACCACGCTGCCTGCGATGGTCAGCACGAACGGCAGCGCGTAGATGGCGACCTTGAGCGCCACCGAGGCAAACTTTCCATTCATTGCCCGATCCAGCTGGGCGTTTGCATCAGTGGTGCTCATCGATCCCCCTGTGTAGATAGAAGCTCCACCACCGCACACGACACCCGGGCATATGTGTGCGGTGATGGGCTAACCCTTATGCGTCGCCGGTACCGGCCGCTGCGGTGCCCGGCGTCAGGCGAACCAGCACCTCAGCGTCACCATTCGCTGCCGGCTCCACGGCGTAGCCGAAGCCGTTGAAGTCCGCGGCGCCGCCAGCTGCGACGATCACCCGCTCGTCAGCGCTCGACCAGTTGACCGCCGCGCCGTTGGCAACGACTGCGGTCGCCAGTTTCGGAAGGCGGAAGACGCCCTCCACATGGACCGCGATGCGGTCGCCGATTCCGCCGTCGGTGACGGCGACACCGAACAGCTTGCCCTTCGCGACGACACCGCCGCTCTTGACCGCCTTGTCCAGCACCACGTCCAGCACGCGGCCGTCCTGATGTGCGTTCTTCATGACTGTTTCCTCAAATCGAAAGTGATATCGCTTGGGCGCGAACCGGCAACCCGGCCGCGCTCAAAATTGGCGGAGGCTCAGGTCGGATTGCCCGGGTTCTTGTAGATGCCGCGGTAGTCGGCGATCGCCGGCGCAGCGTCGAGGCGGACCTTCCAGGCCACGCCATCAACCGTGAAGCCCTGCTCCTGCTCCAGATACGGGGTCTGGTTGCCATCCAGGTAGCCGACGACGATGCCGTCAACGAACGCGGGGTTCGCCAGGCCATACCACGCCTTCGGATCCTTCTCGTCCAGACGACCGTGATCCCAGACTTCGAAGGTGTTGCGGACGGTGTTCGGGTCTTTGTCCCCCGTGCCAGCACCGACGGCGTACTCGGCCTCGCGTACGGCCCGCGCCAGCAGGTTCAGCGCGACCGGGGTCAGCAGCCCCTTCATGGGCACCTGGATCAGGTTGCCGCTCTTGTCCTTCTGCAGGCGCATGGCCGACTGCATGGCCCCGACGCTCGCCGTGCTGATCAGGGCAGCCGGCAGCAGATTGCCGTGTTCAGCGCTGAAGAGACGCTTGCCATCGGCCAAGATGGGGTTGCTGTTGATCAGCTCGAACACGGCCTTCGCCAGCGTGCGGCGAGCGGCCTGACCCATCTTGCGCGGCACGTCACTGAAGATGCCCAGGTCATCATTGATGATGGCTTGGCGGGTGATGGTGAACAGCTTGCCGTAGGTAACGATCTTCATCGCCTGCGACTGCTCGCTGAAGGTGCCCTGCTTGTACTCGCCGCCTTCCGGCACGATGTCCAGGTCCGAGAACGCACCCAGGCCGACCAGGTTGGTCGCCTTGAAATCCGGCACGTTCACCGGACGGGTGAACTGGTCGAAGTTCTCCTCCGCTTCCTGGTAGCCCTGCGCCACGGCGCGGCGGGAAGCGTCGCCCAGCAGCGACGGGAAGTCCGAGCTGCTGTGCGTGAACGCCATGCCGACGATCTGCATGCGGTCCATCCCGGCGACGTTGGTGCCGGTTGCCTGGACGCAGGCACGCGCGATTTCGCCCATGGTCATGCCACGGAACGGATTGCCATCGGTGGCCTGCACCAGGCCGGCGCGGGCCTCAATGGCGTTCGACATAGCGGCCCGGGTCAGGTCGCGCTGATCACCGCCCGGAACGATTCCAGCGTTTCCGTTGAGCGGCTGCCCGTTGGAGCCTAGCAGCGCCAGGATGTGGCGGCCGGCATTGTCGGCGGTCACACTGATGTCTGCCGCGGCGATGATGCCATTGACGTACTCGGCCACGGCCGGGATGCCCATGTGCGACTGCGCAATCGCCTGAATCTCGGTGTTCCGCGTCCGCAGCGCGGTCATCGCTGCCACTACCGGATCTGCCGCAGGAGCGGCGGCCGTGACTGGCGCAGGGGCAGCGGGAGCTGCGGGAACTACGGCCGGAGTTGCGGTATTGCCCGCCGCTGCGGCGGTCGCGAGACCGGCACTGGCGAGGATGGCGGCGTACTGCTGTTTCATGGTGGGATCCTCGATATGGCCGATCACGGCCGACTGGCTTACCTCAGGGAGTGAGGCGAAGGTTTGCGGGGAGAGGCTGGCAACGATGTGGCGACGCAGCTGGGCGGTCACCGGCGCCCCAGCCCCCTCGATTGCTTGGAGATAGCCGGTAACGGCGACCGCCGAGGCGGCCTGCCAGCGGGCGCTGGCACCAGGATCGGCATCCACCACCACGTCGGCCAGGCCGGCCTCGATCGCCTGCGGACCCGAGTACCAGTGATCGGCGTCATCGGTGAGCAGCCGCTCCATGTCCTCACGGCGGCCCGAGCGAGATGCATACGCCTCAAGCATCGCGGCCGCATGGGCGTCCAACGCCTCAGCGTTCTGACGGAAGGTCGTGGCAGTGCCAGCCGCGACGGTGCGCGGCCCATGCACCATCACCAGCGAGCTTGCGAACACGCGGCGCTCATCGCCCGCCTGGAGGACCAGCGACGCAATGGAAGCGGCCTGACCCTCAACCGTCACCACGATGCGGGCCGAATGGGACTTCAGAGCGTTGTAGATCGCCATACCGTCGGTGACGACGCCACCAACGCTATTCAGGCGGACGTGGATGGTCGAGGCGGTGATCTGCCCGATATGCTCCACCAGATCCAGCGCGGACACCGATTCCTCGAAGAGGTAGCCGCCGATGGCGCCATAGATCATGACTTCGGCACTGTCAGCCTCGGCGTGCACCTGAAAGAGACACGGCCCCAGCTGGCAGTCCGGGCCAGCGTCGGCGGTGATGGAAAGGTTGATGGCGCTTGCCAACAGGCTCACTCCACGCATGGTCATTCGCTCCTGGAAAGATCGCGCGTCAGCGAGCCGAGCACTTGTGCTCGGGCCTCTGCGCTGGTACTGGGCGCCGTCGGCGCGATTTCGGCGGCCTGCTGCTGCCAGTCTTCTCGCTGGCGCAGCACGTCGGTCGGGTTGTTTCCGTACTGCAGGATGTTCTGCTGCGGGCTGACCCAGCCCCGGTCCTCGGCCTCACCCTTGGCATAGGCTTCTTTCAGCGGGTCGATCCATGGCATGACAGGCCGCACGTAGGTGGACGCGGCCAAGTGGCGCAGCGTCCAGCCACGCGGCAACTTGACCTTGCCTGCCAGCACGCACGCTTCAATGAAGCGCTGCCGCTGTGGGCGAATGCTCATCGCGATGAAACGCTCGGCGAGCATCAGGTAGCTGCCCCACTTCTCCACCAGCTCCTGTCGCTGAGCCGAGTACGTGCCGTTGTAGTCCAGCGAGAGGCTGGAATAGCTCACACCGATACCGCCGGCGGCGGCGCGCAACTGCTCTTTGCGCCAGGTTGCGGCATTCGGGTTGGGCCGATCGGTACCGAGGCTCTCGATCGATTCGCCCGGCAGCAGATCGTCGAAGATCGCGCCAGGTGCCATGCGGAGTTCGCGAACCGGAGAACCCTCCTGCATCAGCACACGACCACCGAGCCCGTCAGCGCCGCCGAACATGCTGCCCTCACCCTTCTTGATCTGGAAGGTCATCGACGCAGCAACCTTGGCCGCAATCCGCTCCGACTCTTCGTAGTCCTTCACGTCCTCAAAGCGGGACATGGAGCTGGCGAACACGCTGAGTCCGCGCACCTGGTGCAGACGGCTCAGGTTGGCGATGCAGTGCATGAAGTCGGCGGACACACGCTTCGTCTCAAGCCGGTTGCCAAAGGGGTCGCCTGGATGCTGCTTATAGACGTGGAACGCGACAGGGCGACCCCAGGCGTTCTTCTCTACACCCTGCAGGATGTTTCGGGAGGGGTCAGTGAACTCCAGCGGGACGAGATCCGCCTCAAGCATCTCGATGCTGTAAGGGACGCCGCTCCCATGAACCAAGCCCGGCACGAAACCGATCAGGTCCTGATAGAAGACATCGCCGTCGCGGAACCAGCTACGCGCCAGTAGCTGCTGACAGGCGCCGTAATCGTGCGTCTGAGTGACCTCCGGGCGGTCCCACCATTCGTCCCACAGGTCGTCAAGCTGCAAGGCCAAGTCACGGTTGATCGCCTGGCCCGGCAAGCGCGGGGAAGCGAGGACATCGATGCCCGAACCGACGGTGTTCTGCACCAGCACATTCAGGGCATTGGTCGCCAGATCCAGATCACGATCTAGGTGCCGCGCCTGATCCCTCAGCTGACGGGCATCCATGCCGGCAATGGCGCCGCCACTACCCCAGTCACGGGCGAGCTTCCGGCTGCGCGACGGACGGGTCACCTCGTGTGCACGGGCCTCAACGGGGGCCGCCGCCTGGGCGCGTGCGCGATCTTCGGCTGTGGTGGTCAGCAGGCGCTGGCGGGCGATCGATGCGGATGCCATCAGGTGGAACCGCCGAAGTCCGCTGTAGCCCAGCCTGCCCGACGGCGGCGGCCCCCGTTTGCCTCACGGTCAACAACCGCTTGCCACTCAGCACGGCCCTTTCGAATTTCTGCTAGGTCCGCGTGCGTCAGCTGCCGCTCACCAAAGCGAACGCTCTGCCCCTTCAGCACTGCGATCTCCGCCTGTGCGTAGTGTTCGAGCATTTGCTGTGCAGTTGTCATGCTGCATAGGCTAGGGATGTCGGTGTCCACGAACTAAACAAAGTCGTGGACACCCCCTCATGTAACTAATTGTTTTCAAAGGACCGAAAAACTAATTTGTCTCCACTTTCACTGAAACCGTGGACACGCCCGCATTTGAGGGCTTCGGAAGCCCTCCAGGGAACAGCTCATGCAGCTTTGAGCGCGATACCTCAAACTCAGCCATCACTTTTTTCACTGAATTTCCCCGCTCCAATGCGCTCTTGATCAGAGCCAATGGGTAGCTTCGCTGGGCGGCGGGAAAATAGGGCTGTTCACCTGCGAAGCAACGCATCACTGATTCCACGAACGGTCGCGCCATAGCCTCGCTGATCCCGATGTCCTCGCGCATCTTGCCCAGGATACGCGCGCGCAGCTGCTCTTCTGTTTCCTTTCGCCGGGCCATCAGAACCCCCATCCATCGCGCGCCGCGATGCCTGCCGATCGCGGCGGAGTCACAGACGCCTGCGGCTTGGCCGGGGCAACAGGAATAGAGCCGGCCACCAATGTTTCACGGGAATCCGAAGTCTGATCAAAGAGCCCTTGCGACACCGGGTGATACTGTTCCTCGAGCGCAGCCCATTGCGAGTCGCGAATCACGTCCGCCTTCACCGCCGGCGCGAGCGAGGCCCAGATGGCATAGACGACGGTATCCAGCTCTTCGTTCCTTGCTCCCTTCGGCTTGATCCATGCACCCGCGTCCTGATCGAAGTACTCCACCGTCAAGCCCTTGAAGTAGCGGGCCGGCAACGCGCCCGGATCGGGGTTAAGCGGGTCGTGCACTTCATCGCCCCGGCCACCAGGGAAGCGCAGCATACGCACCGAGAGGTTTTCGTCTGCCCCTTCCCGCTCCGCCTCATCCTTTGCACCCAGCGCGGCCGTCAGCCAGCCGTAGACCATGTGTTTAAGCACGGACGTGCCGACACCCCACACACCAATGCTGCGGGCGACGGTCTTTTCGCGGTGGTTGACCTCGGTTTTAGCTGGGCGGTAGACGGCGCGATCCGATTTCTTCTCGGCGCGACCACGCACCAAGTAGACGGCCTGCTTGATGAAGCCAAGCGGAGTTTCGATCATTCGGTTGGAGCCAGAGTTGCCCACCACCTTCTTGACGAACTGCGCCACGGTCTCGGTCCAGTTACCGCCGTCCAGTGCTGCCGCAGAAATGCCCATCTCAATTCCTTTCACTGTGCGCCACGTTCCCTTCAGGTATTCATCCAGCGCGTCATACGTTTCCAGGATCGTTGGATCCAAGTCGATTACCGCGTAGTCCACAACCCAACGCCGCTGTCCGCGACCGGTGGCGATCACCTGGACCTCAGCGCGGTCGTGCTGGAAGTCCACGCCAGCCGTGAGCACCAGTCCACCAGTCGGCACGATGCCCCTGTGCACACCCGGCTCGGCCAGCTTCGCTACCTCCTCAGAATCCTGCTGCTGCCGCTCGCCTTCGAAGGGGAGACCCAGTTTGAGGTTGTAGAAGCCAGCCATCTTGTTCGGATCGCGATCGGCCTCCGCCTTCGCGTCAGCCAGATCCTTCCACGACGGCCCCAGACCCAAGGGCGCATAAGCGGCCCATGCGTGGAAGCTGCGGTGATAGGGGTCGGCCGCAGGGTTCGTCGGCTTCCAGTACGCGGTGCCGCCGAAACCCCGCTCCGCCAGCATGGTGTCCTTGTGATGCTCTTGGATCACACAGCCGCTCACCTCGCAGGCGAACGTCCCGTCAGGCTGCAGGCGCTCCACGTCGAGCGTCTGCTCACCGCCACATTCAGGACACTGGACAACGTAGACGCACATGTCTCCTGCTTGGTAACCGGCCTCAATGGCGCTGGCACCTGCGATCGTCGGGGTGCAGGCGCGATAGACCTTGCCGCGGTCGCCGTAGGAGCTAGCGCGCGCCTCCAACTGTTGATCGGCCGGCCCCTGTCCGCCCAGGTCCTTCGGGTATTCGTCCACCTCATCCATGAAGATGTAGCGAGCGGTGCGCTGGCGCAGCTGGTTGCTGGAGTTGGCCCAGATTGCCCACAGCGTGCCACCTGGGAAGTGCTTCTCCAGGGTGTTGTCTGTAGCGAACTTGGCGCGCAGCTCGGGCATTTCTTGCACCGCCGGATCAAACTTCGACAGCACCCAGCTGCGGGCAAGGTCTTTTACTGGCTGCGCCACAATCATCGAGTCTGAGCCGCGATCAACCACATACCCGGTCCAGTTGATGCCGATCTCAGTGGCACCGATCTGGGCTGACTTCATGAAGTCGACGATGCGGACCGGCGAATGGTCGCTCAGGCAATCCATGATCTCGCGGAGGATCGGGTTGCGAGCCGTGCGCCACTCACCGGGCTCGGCGCCCGCGCCCTTGGCGATGACCCGGTTTGCGTCGGCCCATTCGCTGACCGTCTGCCGCGGCGGCAGGGTCCAGGCCTTCTCCCAAGCGGAGCAAACGACGCTCTGCGGGTCTGCGAGCACCACATCATGCGCAATCAGGCCCAGGCTCATTCGGCGGCCTGCTGCTGCGGGGCGGACTCAGCCGAGGCCCCAGTTACAAGCGCCTGGGCATCCTTCTGCATCTTCTCGGCGATCTTGCGAATCTCATCCTCTAGCATCGCCTCTACCTTGCGAGGCTCGCTCTCTGCGGCCAGCTGCGACCGCAGCCTGCTCGGCAGGTTCATCATGCTGTTGAGCGCCTGGCGCACCAAGGTGAACACAGCGCGCTCCACGCCCTTCGTGCGTGTCAGCTCGTTCGTTTGCTCGCCCAGCTCCAGCTCTGCCAACCGTGCTCGCGCCAGCCGTTCGCGGCGCACCGCTTCCTGCACGCTCGGACCGCCGGAGGCGGGAAAAGCGCCACCAGTAGGGGCAGTTGGGCTTTCGACGCCGGGCGTACGATCACCGCCACGCAGCGGGTGGGTCAGATCATTCAGCAGGGCGTCGCTTGCCTGGACGCGGATCGCCTTGCCATCGCAGATCAACTTGCCCTCACGGCGCATCCGGCGGATGTACGAATCGCTGACCTTGCGGTGCACCGCGTACTCGGCGACGGACATCAGGTCGGTTCCGGAACTCATTCGGAACCTCCGTGTTCCATCGGAACCAAACTTGGAACCCGAAACATGCACGAGCATTGCGCGCTTGGTTGCCCGCAATTCCCAAGGTCCAGGAGGACCCGCGCCGAGGCGGCCTGACCGCGGGCCCCGCGCCCGGCTGCCGGCCCGATGCCGTGTGGATTCGCGTGGAACATCCCGCCCGTCCTTACCGTCCCGACCATCGATGGGAGGTCTGGACAGCGCGAACCCTTGGGGCTGTTGAGTTGTCCTAAATGTCCAGACTGTCCATACCTGTTGAGAGGTTTTGAGATTGGTTTGATGGGGTGGTCTTCCATGTACACGCGCGCGAAAAGGTCTGGACAGTCGGGACGGCCTTGCGTCGCAAGGGGCGAGGTCTGGTCAATGGTTAGGACAGGTCCGGACGATCCTGCCGAGGTCTGGTCAGAAGTCAGGGCCATCGCCCACCTCCGCATGCTTGCCCTGGCTGCCGCCCGCCTTGCCTTGGCTGGCGCTCGCCATCCAGTCATCGACAGATTCGCCAACCCGAAACCATCGGGGCTCACGTCCACCCTCGGGCCAGCGCCGCCTGGCGCTCTCCCAACCCAGCGTTTTCATGATTGCCGCCACACGCATCTGCTCAGGCCTGCCGTGCTTACCTGCATCCAGCCCAATCGCGAAGGTCAACAGGTCATCGGTGGTAGCCCAGCCGAGCCTCGTAGCCATTTGCAGGCGTGTCGGATACTTGGACGTATCGGCTCGCATCTCCACCCACGCCTCCACCCTGCCCTCCCAGCTGTCGCCTACGTACCGCGCGGCCTGCTCTTCCTTGGCGTCCTCGGGCAGCACCCAGAAGTCGAAGCCACCCTCAAACAGTTGGACGGCCTCAGCCCACAGCTGATCGCGCTGTTCGGTAATCAAGTCGATGCGCACTTGCCCCTCCGTCCTGACCGGCAGGAAGCGCCGGCCACCCGTCGGATCGCGCAGATACTGATGTTCATTGGTCGTACCGGTGAGTACGCACTCGCGCCTGTACGAGCGAGGGACGCGGTCGTATGGCGCTCTGAACTTGTCGACGCGCCTGGTGATGGCGGTCTTTACGCTGGTCACGTCCGCCTTGGAGAAGGAGTCCATCTCGCCGATCTCCACCCCCCAAGCGCCTTGGATCACCTGGTAGAAGTCCTTTCCGCTGGGCGACTCGCTGGTCTCGACGAACCACTGGCTCCCGAAGATTGCCCGCAAGCCGCTGGACTTCTGCTTGCCCTGCTCGCCTTCGAGCACCAGCATGAAGTCAACCTGCGCGCCGACAAATGGCTGCTTCGGATCTACCCAGAGCAACCGCGCCACGGCACTCGCCATGAAACACTGCGCTGCGCGCCGGCTATATGCATTGTCCGGCGCACCGAACATAGCCGTGAGCATCTGCTCAACGCGAGGCACTCCATCCCACTCAAGTGCGATGAGGTATTCACGGATGGGATGGCGCCTGTAGCGCCGCGCCACAGCGATCACCGCCTTGAGCACTAGGTCGTCGCTGCACTTCATCCGGTACCGATCCGGGTGCTGCAGCCACGCGGAGAGCTCATACGCATCCGTGTCAATGAACTCTTCCCGGCTACCCCCACTCCACGGCGGATCCCGCTCAAGCTTCACCTGGTTGCTGGAGTCGTTGAGCCAGAACAGTTTTGCCAGGCGCTCATCGTTCTCCATGATCAGGATCAGGTTGTGGAGCGTCCCCTCAACGTTATGGTCGCGGTTGAACGTCAGGTTGTCCTTCCATGCTTCCGGATCCACCCCACCACCGCCTGGCGGCGGCGCACCGCGGCCACCATCGACCACGGTCAATCTCTTACGCTTGGGCTCTGTCATCCCCGTACTGCCTTTTCATGTCCTCGCGCGATGCGCAGGTACGCCTTCGCACGCTCGCGGCGAATAGCGCGCGAGGATTCGTAAGGGTTCTCGATGGCCGCTTTAGCAGCGAGGCGATATAGCCGTGCCAGCTCCCGATCTGAGTATTTGATGCGTTCCAACAGGCGGCCGTTACGTGACATCGGGTGCCACCACATTCAGTTCGACGACTCGGTTGGCCGCCCACGCTGCGAGCTGCCGCGGCGTCCATTTGTCCAGCTCGAGTGCGTCAGCGATATCCCAACCGTCGGGCTGCCCGCTTACGTCGATCATCCGGATCGACTTCGCCCCAGCGCGTGCGCAGAGCTGCGCCACGCCCGGGACATAGTGGCCAGCGTCGTTGTGCCAGCCAAGCATTGCCTTCCGGCCTGCCGGGTCTGCGTCGGGCCACAGCACGACATCGCGGCCTGCCACTGGCGACCAATCGGACTTGCCGACGGCGTTTCCGCCGCCGGCCCAGGTCACTGCGGCGTACCCCGCCCACGCGCCAGCGCCAGCCGCGCGACATTTTTCGCCTTCAGGGATCAGTACTGGCGCATCCGGCTTGGCCGCAAGCGCGTCCAGACCGCACAGAGGGCGCGGTGTTGGGAACTTGACCAGGCACCACTGCTGCTGCCCGTCAGGACCGACACACCACGTCACCTGCGGCGTCCACTTCTTGAGCTTCTGCGAAGACTGCTCGACGAACTCGCAGCGCAGAACGTACCCAAGCAGGCGCCCTTCGGCGTCGCGGTAGGCGTCCACCCGCGTCGGCTTCATTCGGCGGAGCTTCCCGTTCTTCGGGTTCCAGATCGGTACAGTCCATTCCTCGCCGACCATCAGCGGCGGCACGGCTTCCGGGACCGGCAGGAGGGGCACCCAGTTCACCTGCAGAGGCTGTTCCACCGCCTTTCGGACGCCCGGAGAGGCGGGCGCGAACTCATTGCCGCCCAGCTGCGCACACGCTTCCTTGAAATCGAGACCCGTGATCTTCTGGATGAAACCAATGGCGTCACCGTGTGCGCCGCAGCCGAAGCAATGGAAGAAGCCCTTGAGAGGGTTGACGGTGAAGCTGGGCGATCCTTCCTCGTGAAAAGGGCACAAGCCAGTGAATTCCCGGCCCGCTCGTCGCAGTTTGACGTAACGGCCGACTACTTCATCCAGCTCAACAGAATTCTTGATTTTGTCCACGTCGATTGTGCGAGTGCTCACCGGCGCCCGCCCTCGCTCGGGGCACGCCGAGCCATCATGTTCCACTGCATGCGCAAGTAGTCAGCAATGCGCTCGCGGCAACCGACGCCGCCAGTGCATATACCGACATTCGGGCACTCAACTGGCAGTGCGTCGATCGCGGGCTTCCATTCGTGACGGGGTTTACGGCCAATTTCGATAGCCTGAAGAAGGCAGCAGCTCACGCCCATGACTTCCCCCCCAACTCCAGCTCGCGCTGGGCTGACGCCCTCAGTTCGTCCTCAAGGCGCAGGCGCTCACGCTCTGCCATCGCTTCATCTCCGACCAGGGCGGGCACAGCATCGGTAAGAGCCCGAGCTGCCTCTTCCATCGCACAACGGGCGGCAGCACTCATCATCCCTCTCCGCCTATTCCGTGCCCGGGACGTGTGAAAGGTAGCCACGTCATTCACGGCTCACCGCTTTCTTTGCCGCCCTGCAAGCGTTACGTTCCAAGCGGAAGCAAAGCGTGCGAATACTGCGCGCGAGGTCCTGCATTTCGTCGGCCTCGCTCACGCTGAGGTCGCCATCGGCCACGGCCGCCAGCGTCGTACCAGAAAGCCTTCCGGTCATCGCATGCAACTGCAGCAGCTTGTTCTGCAAGGCGGCCAGTTCATTGGGCCAGCCGCCCTCCGGCGGCGGCGGAACGAAATCCACCATCAGGTTGAACTGACCGCCAAGCGAGGCGATCCAGTCGGTGGCAAGTTCGACGGTGTCGACGAACTGCTGCAGATACTCTGTAAGCATCTCCGCCATTTCCATCGATAGGGATTCGCCGGACAGGCCGCGTAGCTTCTTACGCAGGCTCTCGCCGGTGATGCTCTTGCCGCGGCGATCACTGAGGTAAGCCGCAGCTGCCTGGACATTGCCTGGTGCCAGGGACACGGCGTTGTACATCGCATCCCGCCAGTAGAGGTCAGATCGCTGGCACGTCATGCATCACCCCGAAATAGGCTGCATTTCATCGTTTCGCCATGCCCAGGGGCTGCAACAAGATGCAGGCCATGAGCGAAATCATCCTGTTCCAGCAACGCATGCGCTTCACCGCGCTGCGTACCTTCGACGCACAGCGGGGGTGCGGAGGGGTGGTGGCCGTCTTCTTCACGCCCGAGTGCCCTACCCATGGGTCGCCACCTCCCACCAATGAAGCGGTCGCCCTGAGGCTTGTCTCTGCTGACGAACCTGAGCCCAGGCCTCGGCGCTCAGCTCAGCGCCATCCGGGTGGCGGGTGACCAGGTCGTCAACCATGACCAACTCACCCACCTCGCCGTTCGTAAGGTCCGGATCCAGAGGAATTGATGTGCGGGTCATGCCGCCTCTCCTGGCGGCCAGATGTCCGGGCGCAAGTCGCGGCGGGATACACCGCCGATGGCGGAATCCATGGCAATTTTCGTTGACTCACGCTCGATGCTCTGCGCCAAAGCAGGGCTTGGCCTCTTGCCACGCCACCCCGTTGCGCATTGCCACAGGTAGCCCTCGGATGCGCCGGTCAGTGCAGCCAGTCGGCGCTTCCGCTCAGGATCTGAAATGAAGGTTAGGAGGTCCATGCGGGTATTTAGCCCCGAGCTAAACCTTCCTGTCAAGCTGGCAGCGAAACATAGCTGTTTAGCCGCTAGCTACGCTTGCACCATGGACGTAACCAGCACACGCCAGCGAAATCTCCGGACCCTCGTAGAGGGCCTGTCCGCCAATCTTGGCACCCAGAAGGCTGTCGCCATTCGGCTGGACATGGCTCCCTCCTACCTGAACCAGTTGCTCGGCGGGAAGAAAATGGGCGACGACGTGGCGCGCAAGATCGAGCGTCAAGCCGAGCTAAGCCATGGGTGGATGGACGTGGCGCACGATGCGCCAGGCGTAGCCACACCGCAGAGCGGCCCATCTCATTCCCTGCGAATCGACCCTGAGATCATCGCGTCCGCACTCAGGTTGTTGCGGCTGACCTTTGCCAACCTCGGCATCGATGACTTCGATAACGAGCAGGATGGAACGCCACTCGCTTACGCATACGAGTATTTGCTTAAGCGGGGCGAACTAGTGGTCACTCCTGACAACCTGATCGACTTCAGCAAAGCGCTAGCGGAGCGACTCAGGGAGAAGAATGGAAACGAAGACGAAGGTGCCCGAGCCCGGGACTATGGAAGCATTGGCGGCGGTAATCGCCCAGCGCGTCGGAAAGCATAAGCAGCAGCCGAAGCTACGGGTCATTGCGACCCCCAGACCTAGTGTCATTGACTCCATCACCCGCGACTGTATCCTCCGCCGCATTCGTTGGCTCAGGGATCAGTACAACCTCGGCTGCCTAATCGAACAGGCGACGTTCAATTTACCCGGCGTCGATTGCCTTGAAGACGCTGAATTGATGCAACTTCATCGGGAAATGGAGGACGCCCGCGAGTGTTGTATCGAAGGCGTTTCGATCGAGGAAGCCGGCTTTATCCGAAACGTGGCCATCCCGGAATGAAGGGTGACCGGCGCGCCTAGCGCGCCGGTCAGAGGCACCTAAGGGCTATCGCCCTTGTACTTTTTTTCGATGGCTGCTTGCTTGTCACGCCTTTCATCGGCACATCGCTGCCTCGCTTGGCTCATGCTCGCATCCGCAGCCTGTCGCTCAGAAGAAATGGACTGCTGAAGAGCAGCCAGCTGAGTACGAATCCCGGATTCATAGGTCGCGCCGGCAAGGTTATTTTTCGCGAGTGATGCAGCAGCGTTCAGTTCGGCAATCTGCCGCTGGTAGCCAGAAATGCGCGAATCGACCGGGGAGTAGATGCTTGACCGTGACGATGCGACGCAGTTCCTCTCAGCGATTGACGCGTCTGAAAGATCCGTGGATCGAAACACCGTACTGCGATTAGCCGCTTCGCCAGCGGACACGCTCGCCGCCTTGGTAGAGCGAACAATCAACTCTTGGGACTGGGGGCCACATGGTCTCTGCGAGTACACCGCCTCCCCGCTTGCACCCTTGCACTTGTAGACCTGTGCAGTGGCCGGAGAGCACAAGCTCAATGCAGCCGTCCCGATTGTGAGCGCGATCGTCTTCCTCAGCATCCGTACAAATCCTTTGTCTCCGGTCTTGGCTGATTATCGAGCATCCAAGGGGTGCCTCCTACCCGATCGTCAATAATTTAGCTGACAGCTATTGCACTCAGAATTTAGCTGTGGGATAAATACCCCGTCGGCGCCCCAGCCGACGGGCGACCGGCGGGCCGCCCCTATCGGCCCAGCCCCTCCCCTGCTGAGTCGATAGGTGCCAATCCCCAGGCAACAGGCCCGCCGGCGCCCTCCTTCCAAACGGAGAGCGCCATGTCTTACCGAACCGCTGCCGACTCCCAGCCTTGGGCACCCCTGCCGCTGCGAGCGGCCACCTGCCTGTTGGCGCAGGCCGCTCGCGACCACACACGGGCCAACGTCCTGCGCGCCAGGAGCGCGGGCGAGCACAGCCGCAACCAACTGCGCCGCTCGCGCCGTATGGGGGTCCAGAGCCGACGAGTTGAGGCCGAGTCCCGGGACATGGCAGCTGAGGTGCGGGCATGAGCGCCCCCTCCAAGATCGCAGCTATCCGCCAAGCCGTGAGCGCGCTGCACGGCGCCGCTGACGATGGTGCCGACACGCGCCGCTACGCCGACGCATTGCAGGAAGCCGGCGCTGCCATTGACGCGCTGATCGAGGCCGACGCCGAGTGGCACGGCCTCATGGCGCGGATGCGTGCCAACCCCTCCACGATGCTTGACCGCGAAATCAGGAAAGCTGAGCGCCGCGCAGCTGCCGCCCTCGCTCGCGTCAAAGGCGGTGCCGCATGAAGCGCCGACACCAAGCCGCGTGGGCCCTGCTCGCCTTGGTCGCCGCCATCGTGGTGCCGCTGCGCCTTGTGGAGATCAGCCAGGCCCACGCCGATCGAGATACCGCCAAGGCCCGTATCGCCTCGTCCTCGACGGTTCGAGGGTAAAGGCCATGCAGACCGCGCGCCCTGCCCCCGCATCGATTCCGCTGTGCCGGCCCGGCCATCGGCCGCAAATCGTGACGACCACTGGCGCCCCGACCGGGCACCAGGTGGGCGCGCCGTGCCCGGCATTGGTCCATTTCGAGTGCCACCTGTGCCAGCGCGCAACGGTTCCGAGCGTCTCGCTCGCGATCGCCGAGCTGCGCTGGACCGATCCGGATCTGGCGCATCAGCTGATCCCCATTTCCCACCTTGCCCGCGCTCGCGGCGCCGTCGTGGCGCGCCAGCCGACCCAACATGCAGCCTGACCAGGAGCCCGCAATGGCCGCACCTCTCAAGCGCCTCGAACGCGCCGCACTCATCACCGCCAGCGGCGCCGCCGGGCACGCGCTCAAGCGCACCCGTGGAGGCTTCTACTCGCCCAAGCAGCCCGCCAACGTGTTCACCCGCCGCGTCATGAACTGGCTCTACGAACGGGCCCTGATCGACTACGACGACCCGAACTTCCCCACGCTGGCCAAGCTGACCAAGTCCGGGATGGTGCAAGCCGCCGCGCTGATCAAGCAGGCACGCATCGGCGTGGGCGCCCCGTGACCCGCGACTACTTCCTCAAGGTCGCCGAGGCCAAGGCGGGCTATGCCGAGGCGCTGCGCATGGAGGCCGATGCCGAGGACATGGTCGGCCATGAAGAGCAGGCGGCGACATTCCGGCGCTTCGCTTCGCAATGGGATGCGCTCGCCGCCTCCTACCGCGCCTCGGCAGACCAGGCGGACGCCGCATGACGGCTCAGGCACTGCCCGTTGAGCATTCGTTCCCGACTGGCAGCCACGGGACGACGCTGGTGCTGATGGTCTGCGCGGGCTGGCTGTGGGCCGGGCTCTATGCCAGCCCCTTCAGCGCCACCCCGACAGAGGTATCGGCCGCCACGGGGCGCACGGCCACCGTACGAGGCCGTCAGCTGCGGATCGCCGCGGGCCACTACTCCCTTTCTCAAAAGTCGCTGCAGGCGGCGCGTCGTTGGCTTGATCGCCAGGGCGTGACCGTGCGCGACCAGACTCCCAAGGAAATTGCATGACCGCCAAGATTCAACGCCATGGCCGCGCCGCCGCGATCCGAGCGCTTCTTCTCGAACGCCCGGCTGGCGCAACCGCCGAACAGCTTCTGGCAACAGGCATCGACTGCTCGCTTAAGCAACTCAACAACTCGCTGGGCGCGATGCACGACGCCGACCAGGTGCGTGCAAGCACCACCACCGGCAACAAGGTGTGGTTCCTCACCACCGCAATGCGAAAGCTGATGCGGGGCATTGATGACCAAGCCGCACCACCGGTGGCCGCCGCTGCCCGCTTGGAGCGCTCAACGCCCACCGGCAGCAACAACAGCACGACCGTGCTGCACAAGGATCAGGAACGCCAGGAGCTGGCGCGGTTGATGGCTGATTTCCGCAAGCGCGGTGGCGCCATCCAGGTCCTCGGGACCACTGCTATCCGCCCCAGCCTGACCCGCCGCCAGATCAACGAAGCGAACGCCGAAGCGCGCAACAGGCGCCTCAGCACAAACGGAGCAGCCGCATGACCAACGAACAGCACGCATCCACCGCCACCCTATCGACGGAGATCCGCATCTGGGAAGTCAGCGACTGCGAATGGTTCGCCGGGGCCGGGGACGGCGCTGCGATCTTGTCTGCCTACATGGATCACACCGGCCTGGACGAAGAAGAAGCCACCTCCGACGGCCAGTACCCGCGCCTGCTCACCGATTCCGAGCTGGACGGAATGACCTACACGTACACCGACGGGGACGAGCTCCCCACCGGGGAAGCCACCTTCCGCGAGGCGCTGGCGCGCGCGATCGCCGACGGTGAGGCAACCGAGACACCCTCCCTCTTCGCCACGACGGAGTTCTGAGGATGCAGATCGCAAGTACCCAATTAGGACCGCGGCGGGCCCAGCAGCTCCAGAATTCGGGCTTCGAGCCAGAGCCGCGCTTCTTCGCGGGAAGCTACTTTGGCCCCCAGATCCCATTGGGTCGGGCCCCTATCCATGCTGTACCGCAGGAGCTCGCCACCACCGCGGCCGTCGACGTCCACCCTGACCGTTACTGCACGGCCTCGGATCTCGAAGACCCAATTCTCTTTCTCGAACACATCACGCCTTTGGTCATCGGTCCGCTCGATGCGGATCGTGGCAATTTTGCTACCCCTACACCGCCCTCGCAATCACGTTCTACGCCTGCAGCGGTCCATCACCGCGATGGCTATACCGCCACGGAGGCAACGGCCAATGGCTGATATCGAACAGCAGGTGGCGCCGAACCCGTATTCCGATGGCCCCATCTGGAATGCGTTCGGGCTGGGCCGCGCCGCTTACCTGGTGGTGCCGCGCCGCACGTTGCAGTCCATGCCGCTCGACTGGCAGGAGAGGTTCGTTGCACTGATGGATGAGGCGCAAGAGCAGCTGCCGGCCGAGGCCTTCCCCGAATACTCCGTGCAGCGCAAGGAGGGTGGCCGGTTCGTTGCCGACCCGCTGCGGGACTACAGACACACCGGTCCCATCGCCCCGAATCCGCCCGTCACCCTGGCCACCGTCAAGCCGCCGCGCAACATGCGCGTGCGCGTGCCTGCCGTCGCAGAAATCAAGGAATGCACCAATGAGTGACAGTTACAACGAGTGCCTCCGGTTCCGCAGGCTACTTCGAAACCTGTCTTTCAAGATACTCGCGAGCGGCCTCATCGCTGAGCTGCTTCGCCAGCACCTCAGCTTGTTCCTCCACTGCCTCCAAGGTATGTCCGCCCCCCACCGCACGGGACAACGATCCACGTGCCTCTTCCAGACTGGTGAGCATGCTCTGGTAAAACACCCTCGTCCCTTGTGGATCAACGGCCCCGATTCCCGCGAAGTCCTGAACGCGGCTGAGGTTACGTACACCCAAGCCGATGTTTGCAATTACATCGCCGAGCGGAGCCTCGAGATCCTTTGGAAGGCAGTCAAGGTACGGGACGACTCGCCTGCAACTCTCAGCATCCAGGACGCTGAACTGGGAGGCAGCTTTCCGGTAGAGATACACCGCCACAGAGTTCTCCTTCATCAGGTGCAGCGCGGCGGCAACGTGAAGTGCCTGGAGCGTCAAGTCAGACGCGGCAACCCTGGCTTCGGCCCTGCCAATGCGTGCTCGCTGCGACTTCGCCCAAAGCAATGGGAGCACTCCGACAAACAACGCCACAAGACTTGCGAACAGGGTCGACCAAACTGCCAAATCGACGCTGCTGGCAGCCGCCTTCCCTACGTGAACCACAACGCTCATTCGATATTCTCCCTGTCGGCTTGTCGGCATTCTGCCACGGCGGTGACAGCATGATTACGGCACCGGCGTTCCGCTACCACGGCGGCAAGTTCCGGCTTTCGCCCTGGGTGCACCAGCACCTGCCGGCGCATCGCACCTACGTCGAGCCTTACGGAGGCGCGGCCGGCGTTCTGCTCACCAAGCCCCGCAGCTACGCGGAGGTCTACAACGACCTCGATGGTGACGTGGTCAACTTCTTCCGAGTGCTTCAGGATCCAGCACAGCGCGATCGCCTGTCTGAAGCCTGCGCACTGACGCCCTATGCCCGTGCCGAGTTCGAACAGGCGTGGGAATTGACGCCAGATCCCGTTGAGCGGGCTCGCCGGCTGTTGATCAGGGCACAGATGGGGTTCGGCTCTGCCGGCGCCACCAAGGGGAAGACGGGCTTTCGCATCGACTCTCAGCGCGCCTACGGGACCGCGCAGCACCACTGGGCGCGCTTCCCTGACGGCCTAGCCGCGATCGCGGAGCGTTTCTCCGGGGTGCTCGTCGAGAACCGGCCGGCGATCGAGGTAATGCTCCAGCACGACGGCGCCCAAACCCTGCACTACGTGGATCCGCCGTACGTACACAGCACGCGGGTAATGCAGGCGGGCAAGGCGGGCTATTACCGGCATGAGATGACAGAGGCCGACCACCAGGTGCTGCTGGATTGCCTCAACGGATTGCGAGGGATGGTCGTTGTGTCCGGCTACCGGACGGACCTGTACGACACAGCCCTGCAGGACTGGCGCCGGGTGGAGACCCGAGCGCGGATCAGCGCCGGCCGAGGCTGCACAGTGCGGACTGAGTGCCTGTGGATCAGCCCGACTGCCGCCACTGCTGGCCACCAACAGGGCCTGGACCTGGAACACGTCGCATGAAACCCATCGATCTGGAGATCACCCCATGACCCAGCGACACATCAGCCACCCCGAGGGGCTGCCGGCCTGCACCGCCGGACACAGCGCGCGCCACATCCACGACCTGCGCGGCGTCGACCGCGGCGGCGGCCACCTGGTCGAGTGCAAATGCAGGATGACCAGCAAGCACGCCGAGCCGGATGCCGCGCTCGCCGAATGGCGCCGCATCAACCGCCCCGCCCGCGGCGCGCGAAAGGTGCTGCCCGCGATCGCGGCGCCGGCCGACAACGTTATCCAGATGCACCTGCAGATGCCTGGCGAAGGGCGGGTGGCCAGTGGCTGACATGTTCCTATCACGCGATGAGATCGTCAGCCTGTGCCGCACGCCGCAGCGCGCACGCCAAGCTGCCTTTCTTCGCAAGAACGGGATCAAGCACTACCTGGACGCGCACGACTGGCCTGTCGTGTTGCGCTCCAGCGTTGAAGGAACGAGCGCGGGCGCCAAGCAGGCGCTGACATGGACCCCGAGCAAGGTTGCGTAAATGGGAAGGAAGCCGAACAAGCCGGGGGCCATCCCCCGGTTCCGCGCACGCCGGCAGAAGTCCGGCGTGGTGCACTACTACTATGATCACGGCGGCAGGCCACGGAAGGAGACTCCCCTCGGGAGCGACTACGGCGTAGCCATCAAGAAGTGGGCGGAGTTCGAACATGCGAACACTATCCCGGCCGCCGCCGTCGTGACCTTCCGCCACGTCGCGCAGCGCTACCAGGCCGAGGTCGTGCCCACCAAGGCAGTGACGACCCAGCGCCTCAACAATCGCTGCATCACCGCGCTGCTCAGCTTCTTCGATGCGCCACCTGCGCCATTCGAAGCAATCCGACCGATCAACATTAGGCAGTACCTGGACTGGCGCCTATCGAAGGTCATCGCCAACCGGGAAGTATCCCTGTTCTCGCACATTTGGAACTGGGCACGCGGCAAAGGGGTCACGGACCTGCCGAACCCGTGTGAGGGCATTCGGCGTAACAAGGAATCCGGCCGTGGTGTGTACGTGGAGGACGAGGTGTTCCAGGCGGTCTACCAGCACGCCGACGCCTCCCTGCGGGACGCCATGGACCTTGCCTACCTGACAGGCCAGCGCGTCGGCGACGTCTGGTCGATGGACCTCCGGCAGGTCACACCCCGTGGCCTGGCTATCACGCAGGCGAAGTCCACGAACAAGGTCCTCATGGAGATCACGGGTGAACTGGCGACGCTGCTGGACAGGATCGCCAGGCGGAAGAGCGAGAAGCTGCCCAACGGCAGATCAAAGCCATACAGCACGCGCTTGATCGTAGACGACAGCGGGCTGGCACTTGGCCGGGCCGCACTGCGCTACCGGTTTGACAAGGCGCGCGAAGACGCCGGCATTGCAAAGGGGGAGTTTCAGTTCCGCGACCTGCGCGCGAAGGCAGGCACGGACAAGGCCGATTCGGCCAATGACATTCGCGAAGCGCAGGCCCAGCTCGGGCACTCATCGGTCACGACAACCGAGATTTACGTGCGAAAGAAGAGGGGTTCGAAAGCAACGCCCACGAGATAG